CATTTCTCCGGCTATGCGGCCGTCTTTGATTCGCCGAGTGAGCCGCTGCCGTTTATTGAGCGGATCACGCCGGGAGCATTCTCGCAATCACTCGCCAGTCGCAACGAGATAAAGCTCTTCGTGAATCACGACACGACGCGGGTGCTTGCATCGAAGCGATCGGGGACGCTACGGCTATCAGAGGATGCGTACGGATTGCGCGTCGAAGCCGACCTGCCGCCGACGACAGATGGTAATGATCTCGCTATCCTAATGCGACGCGGAGACGTTGACTCTATGAGTTTTGGCTTTTCGGTTCCGAGTGGTGGTGATTCGTGGAGCAATGATGGCGCGACGCGTCAGCTGAATGAGGTGCGTTTGCATGAGGTTTCGATCGTGACGGCTTTTCCTGCGTACCAGGCGACGACTGCGAGTGTTCGATCACTCGACCAACTCGCCGAAGTGACCGGTCACGATCCCGCTCTGCTCGCGTCTGCGATGACTCGCCTAGAGGCTGGTGATCCGTTGGATGCTGACGCGGCTGCTCTAATTGAGAGCGTCGTCGCGAAGCTGCGAGCAGCTCCATCTGATGATGCGCTCGCAATGATCGAACTGAAGCGTAAGCAGCTCGATCTTCTGCTCGCGCGCGTCTAAACTCGTTTTTGCGGGTGCTATCGTATTGGTAGGTGATCTGCGGAGCCGCGGTCGCCACTTGTGACTAGCGGAGCCGCTGGCACACCACAATCGACCGCGATCCAGAAAGGATCAAAAATGAGCGAGTACCTGAAGCGTCAGACCGAGCTTCGCGTCAACGCGTGGGAAGAGGCCAAGCACCTTCTCGACGTTGCCGCAACTGAGGGCCGAGATCTGACCGGCGAAGAGCAGGTCATCTACGAGCGCATCTCCGAGGACATGGAGAATCGTGCTCGCGTGATCGAGCAGATGACGAAGGACGAGGAGCGCGCGCAGCGTCTCGACGCTGTAGCTGCAAACGTCCGCACTGACGAGGCGCCTGCGCCTGCCGACGAGGACGACACGGCCGCTCTACGGAGCCTGCTTCGTGGCGAGAAGCGTTCGCTCGAGTTTGTTGAGCGCCGCGACTTGCTGAAGACGAATACCGGGTCGCCAGTAAAAACTTCATTTTATGATCAGGTGATTCTCAAGGCTCGGCTCGTCGGTCCGATGCTGAGCGTCGCGACCACGATCAATACTGCTGGTGGCGAGAACCTCCAGATCCCAGTGCTGTCTACCTACTCGGCTTCGACGGTGGCTGCTGAGGCTGGCGCGATTGGCGAGTCTGATCCGGCGTTCTCGGCCTTCGTCACGATGTCAGCATTCAAGTACAGCTACATCACGCAGGTCTCGCGTGAGATGGTCGAGGATGCCGGTGTCGACATTCTCCGCTTCATCGCCGACAACGTTGGCCAGGGCATCGGCTACAACGTAAACAGCAAGCTCACGGTGGGTACTGGTACTGTCGAGCCGAAGGGCATTGTTGCCGCTTCCACGCTCGGAGTCACCGGATCGACCGCTGTGACTGGGGTATTCTCCGCCGACAATCTCATCGACCTGGCCTACTCGGTCGATGGTGCGGCGCGCATGATGCCAGGCGCTGGCTTCATGATGAACGGCAAGAGCATCGGAGCCACGCGCAAGCTGAAGGACACGGTTGGCGCATACGTCTTCCAGCCTTCCCTTGCGGTCGGAACTCCCGACACACTTCTCGGGTATCCGCTATACGAGAATCCTGCGATGGCTGACGCTGGAACGGCCGCGAAGAGCGTCATCTTCGGGCACCTGCCGAGCTACTACGTGAGGTCCGTTGGTGGCATCAAGGTCGACACGTCGAGTGACTTTGCCTTCAACACTGATCTCATCACGATCCGCGTCCTCTATCGGCTCGATGGTCAGCTCCCACAGGCCACGCACGTCAATCACTTCATCGGTGGAGCATCCTGATTCTAGGCTGCTAATTGTTTGGGGCGGCTCGGCGATCATGCCGAGCCGCCCATCTACCCTCGGGAGGGGCTGGTATGAATCGCGAGACGCGACGCAAGACAAAGAAGCCGCAGACGATGCGCGCGCCGAGTGGTGTGACGCGGCAGCGGATCCTTTGGGCGTCGAATGCGCCATTCACGGCGACGGGTTATGGCGTGCAGACTGCTCAGGTCGTGACGCGCCTAGTCGATGATGGCCATGAGGTCGCGATTGCGTGTAACTATGGTCTTCAGGGTGCGGAGACGTCGTGGAATAACCGGGTAAAGATGTACCCGACCGGGGCGAGCGCTTATAGCGATGACATTCTTCGCGCGCACGCTCAGCATTGGATGCACGAATCTGACCTGCCAGGCGTCGTCATCCCGCTCTTTGATGTGTGGGCGCTGGAGAATCCGACCGTCTCGCAGATTCCGAAGATCGCGGCGTGGGCGCCAATCGACCATCAGCCCGCACCACCAAAGGTGCTCAACTGGTTGAAGCGTCCGAATGTGCTACCGATCGCGATGAGCCAGTTCGCTTCGACGCTGCTTCGCGACGATGGCATCGATCACGTGTACGTGCCGCACGCGGTCGAGAGGGTATTCGCGCCTACGGATTCGTTCGCGGATGCTGATGGAACGCGCGTCACGGGGCGCCAATTGATGGGCGTAGGTGATGATCGCTTCGTAGTGCTGATGAATGCTGCGAACAAGGGCCGGACGCCAGTACGAAAGGCGTTTGGCGAGAATCTTTTAGCGTTCGCGATCTTTGCAAGTCGCCATCCCGATGCGTACCTGCATCTGCACACTGATGTGAGCGCGGCGCTATCGGGTATTGACATGGGTGAGCTTGTGAAGGCGTGCGGGTTGAAGCGTGAGCAGTTTGGCTTCGTCGACCAGTATCTTCTCCGGTCGAATCTTCCGCAGCAGGCGCTCGCAGCTGTCTACTCGGCCGCGGATGTTCTCCTCGCGACGTCTGCTGGCGAAGGCTTTGGCGTGCCAGTTATCGAGGCGCAAGCGTGTGGGACGCCTGCGATCGTGTCTGACTGGACAGCGCAGAGCGAGCTCGCCGGTAATGGGTGGGCCGTGCCGGTTCAGCCGCTATGGGATCCGTTTCAGGCGTCGTGGTTTGCGACGCCGATGATTGCAAGCATCGTGGATGCGCTCGAGGAAGCATATACGCGACCGCGTGGCGTCTGCGCTGCGTCCCTCGAGTTTGCGCGCGCGTACGATGCGGATTGCGTGTTTGCTGAGTATTGGCGTCCAGCGCTCGAAACGATCGCCGAATGGCCCGGTCTGGAACGACGATCAGCGAAGCCAACGCGGATCCGCGACGATCTCAAGTCGAGCGAATCGCCAACGTTGACCTTATATATTCCGACGTTTCAGCGCGACGGGCTGCGTGCGCTGCTCGACTCGATTGCTGACCAGTGGTGCGAGCGTGTTGAGGTCGTCGTGTCGGATAATGATCCGGCTGGGTCTGCCGAGGTCATCGTCTCCGAGGTGCTCGGAGCGGCTGCTGAGTATTCTCGCCGATTGACGAACATTGGTGGCGATGCGAATATTCTCCGCGGGATCATGGCGGGGCGTGGCGAGTACGTGTGGATCATCGGAGACGATGACGTCCTCTTGCCGGGCGCGCTTGCCGATACGCTCGCCATCATCGACGAGGAGCATCCGGACAGGATCATCCACTGGGACGAGAACGCTCTCCAGCTCGTGCCCGCGGGTCACTCGGGAACGATGCGATCACTGATCGAAGAGCTCGGTGATGATACGAGCCTCCTGATCGCTTCCACGCTGATCACGGCAAACGTTTATAAGCGCGCGATTCTCGATCCGACGCTAGGGCACGCAATGATCGAGACATGCTATGGCCACGTCTATGCTGGCATGGAAGCAGAGACGGTCCATGTGAACGAGTGGCCGCGTCTAGTTGTCGGCTGTGACCATCCCGGCCATATCGACGGCTACGAAGAGATCTACGCGCGACTCCTAGAGGCGATCACAGACAAAGCAGGCACGCCTGGTATCCCACTAGAGAATGCTCTACGGTGGAATTATGTGAGTTTGGCGCTGGCGCAGCGGTAGACTGTCTGCATGGCTGTCACTAATGGTTACTGCACGCTCGCTCAGGTCAAAGCCGCTCTGCGCATCACAGACACGACGGATGACACGCTGATCGAAGGCAGCATCGAATCAGCGTGCCGATTGATCGATGGCTATACGGCACGCAACTTTTACAATGGTGGGACAGCTGCGCGCCTTTTCTCTGCTCCTGATGTCCTCTATTGTCCGGTCGATGATATGGCTGGTACGGCGATCACGATCCAGACAAGCACGCAAGCGAACGGAACGTTTGACGTTACGTTTGCTGCTAAGGATTATCAGCTAGAGCCGCTCAATGGGATGCTCGATGGGATCGCGTGGCCTTATGATCGGATCCGCGCAGTCGGCGACTACGCGTTCCCAATGGTGAGCGCGAACTTCGGCGAGCAAGCGCTCGTGAAGGTCACGGCTGTATGGGGTTGGCCTGCCGTGCCGAAGGCTGTGGAGACAGCTGCGATTCTCCAATCCTCGCGTCTCTTCAAGCGCTTCGATGCGCCGCTTGGTGTGGCTGGCTTTGGGGATATGGGTGCTGTACGCGTCTCGCGTTTTCTCGATGCTGATGTGCAGATGCTTGTCGAGCCGTACCGCAAGATGAGGCTGTTCCGCTAATGGCAGCTGCGACGGTCACGCAAGCGAAGACTGCACTCGCGGCAGCGCTCGGCACGATTACTGGCCTACGGACGTACTCGCGTCAGCCAGATAACTTGAACACGCCATTTGGGTTTCCGATCCTTCAGAGCGTTGGTTATCACGGTGCGATGGGCTCGGGTAATGTCGTGCAGACCTATACGATTCAGATTATCGTTGGTCGCGCGTCTGAGCGATCCTCTGAAGCTTTGCTCGATTCGTACCTCTCCTATACGGGTGTGCGAGCTGCGCTCGAGGCTGATCCTACGCTCGGTGGTGTTGTCCAACAATGCGTCGTCGAATCGGCCGGTAGCATTGGGACTGTGGATGGCAACGATACGACGTATCTGAGCGTCGATTTTCGCGTCATTGTCTATGCCTGACTTTTGGCCCTTTATACTCTAGGCATACACCGATCGATGCTCCAGGAGGAGTCTAGTGGCCAAGCTCGTCCTTACCAACAGCGTGATTACGATCGGCGGCACTGACGTCTCCGCATTCGTCAAGCAGGTCCAGATCGAGACGAGCGTTGACGAGGTTGAGACCACGGCATTCGGATCGACTGGTAAGACGCGCGTCGGTGGCCTCACCGACACGAAGGTCAGCCTTTCGATGCATCAGGAGTACAGCGCCACGGTCGAGGGCCTGATCTATCCGCTGATCGGTTCGACGACTGCGGTCGTCGTGAAGCCGAATGGTACGGCCGTCTCGACTGCGAATCCTAGCTACACGATGAGCGCTCTCGTCGTCGGCTGGTCGCCTGTGAATGGCGCCATCGGCGAGCTCGCCTCGGTCGACATCTCGTGGCCAGTCTCCGGCACGATCACAAAGGCGACCGTCTAACACTAGCCTTGGGAGGGCACCATGGAACTACGATTCGAGATCCAACAGACAGGCGCGGACAAGCGCGAGACGATCGTCGCGGGTCTCGCGGATATTGTCGCGTGGGAGGAGCGCTTCGAGCGTCCATCGTCAGAGCTCGGCGGGGATCGCGTCTTCGCGCGTGACTTCGTATGGCTTGCATGGCACGCACAGACCAGGCGAAAGAAGACGACGCTGGAGTTTACTGAGTGGGTCGAACTCCTCGAGGATATTGAGGCGTCGGAGGCGCCAGCCCTCGTCCCTTTGGAGAACACTCCAGCCACTGGCTGGTAGCGAGCCTGAGCGTCGAACTGGGGATCGCGCCTAGCGTGCTGATGGAAGAGTCCGAGCGTATGCTATGGACGATGCTCGGTTATATTAGATGGCGAAGCGTCCAAGCGCAGAGGTGACATTATGGCGGAGCAGATTCGCGGACTAAATCAGACGCTCGGCGTCCTCCAAGACATCGATCCGATCCTACGTCGCGAGGCGATCAAGCGCTTGAAGCTCGATGCTAAGCCGATCGTGGCTGCTGCTAAGTCGAAGATCCCGACGGTCGCACTATCCGGGTGGGTCGCGCCGAAGCAGACAGGCGCTCCGAATCCACGCAAAAGCAAGAGCCCAATCAAGCCGTACGATGCGACGGCGATGCGACGCCGAACGACGATCAGCGTCAGGAATAAGCGCACGCGAGACAAGAAAGGCAAAGAGACGCTGATCCGCCTCATCTCGGCTGCGCCGACTTCAACGCCATTCGATATGGCTGGCAAGATTACGCGTAGCGTGTTCGCCGATAATCTTTCCGCAAAGTTTGGCGAGCCTTCGCGGTTTATGTACCCAGCGGTCGAGGCTAACCGGGATCTCGTGATCTCGTCGATGCGTCGCTCTGTCGTCAACATGGAACAACTAATCAATGAAGCGCTGCGAGACAAAGGCAAGCTCGGGCGTTCGCGTCCACGCGGCAGCGCATTCATGCGCTAGTAGACTGTACGCATGGCTATCATCATTCCGATCCTTGCGGACACAACGCAGCTGACGCGTGCGCTCGGCCGTGGCACGTCAAGCATTCGCAAGTTTGGTTTTCTCGCGGGTGCTGCGATCGCTACGGGCGTCGTCCTCGAGCTGCGGAAGAGCGCGCTCGCGGCGATCGAATCAGAGAAGGCTGCCACGGTTCTCGCTGGCCGCTTGAAGACGATTGGCGCTGGAGGTGAGATCAATCGGCTGAACGATCAATTCCAGCGCCTGGCGGATACGTTTGGGGTGGATGATGAGGCAGCGTCTGGCGCGTTTGGACGCATTCTCCAGTCGACGCATGACACGACGTCAGCGATGCAAGGCTTGAATCTGGCGCTCGACATTAGTGCTTCGCAGGGCTTCACGAATCTGGATAGCGTCGCGGTGAAGGTTGCGAAGACGCTGGCAGGGTCGAATCGGCTCTTCAAGGAATATGGCATTGAGATCGATAAGAACGCGTCGAAGCAGGAGCGTCTGGCAGCGCTGCAGCAAGCGTTCGCTGGGCAAGCAGAGAATTATGGGACGAGCGCGGCCGGATCGTTTGCCCGCTTCAATGTGGCGGTGGAGAATCTGCGCGAGTCGATTGGCGGTCCGCTCGTCGGGGCGCTCGCGATTGCTGGTGGCAAGCTCGCATCGTTCGTCAACGAGCTTCGAGGCCAGCCGACGCTGCGGGCGAAGATTGAGTTCATCATCGGCACGTTTCAAGGCATTTTCTGGCGCGGGTTCGCGTCGATTGTACAGTGGTGGGAGGGGACGAGTTACCCGCTCGACCTGATGATCCGACCAAAGGTGCTGAATGGGCGCGAATCAGTCGAGAAGATTTATCAAGAGCTTCGCGTCTATGTGAATAATGCGGGCCAGCGGCTCGGTGCTGGTCTTGGCAATGCCGTGCTGGGCGCGTTCGCTGCGACTGGTAAGGATGGTGCTGGCGCGACGGTGCGAGGCATCGTTGAGAAGCTCAATAGTGTCGGCCGATTCCTCTTCCAGCTTTCTGGTGGCGAGCTCGCTGCGAGTCTTCTCAGCGGGATTGTGACGGGCTTGCAGGAGACGCTCGGAGCAGCTCTGAAGAATGTGATCATCCAGGCGATCCGCGACATGATTAGCGTGATTCCCGGTGATGGGCTCGCTAAGGAGAAGTTTCTCGGCATTCTCGGGATGGATGCCGTCGGCCGTAAAGCCTTCAAGGGCATCGTTACGAAGGCGGTGCGCGAGGCGGTGCAGTCTGCGCGTCAAGCATTGAGTGGGATGGGTTCGAGCATCGGAGGGATGCTCGCTCAGATCACGGGAACATCGTCGCCCGCTGCGATCGCAGCAGCGAACATTCGGAAGCAGCAAGCAGTCGAGAAGGCTGCGCGTGAGAAGAAAGCACTTCTCGATGCTGTCGCAAATGCGACAACAGATGAGGAGCGTGCCCAAGCCACCCAAGACCTGAACGATTGGCTCGTCGAGCAGGAAGCTACACGTCTCGAGCAGAGCGTCGCCGATCAGCAGACAGCGAACCAAACGGCTATCGATAATCTGATCGAGCAATTCAACGTCGGCGCGATTTCGGCGCAGAACTTTGCTGACCAGCTGAATGGGATTATCGGAGCGGATCGTGGCGCAGCGCTAGGGTCGGCGTTTGCGGGTGCGTTTGGACGCGAAATCGCGGCAATCATCGCGTCGGCTCGAGACATCCAGAGCGTGGTGGGTCAGGGCGTGCCGATCACGGCGGGCGGGTCGACGGTGGCGAGTGATGCGGCGCGGCAGGCGCACGCGGATTGGGTGCGTCGACGTCGCGAGCGTCGAGCACTAGCGGTGAAGAATAAGCGCACGCCAGAAGAGATCGCTGCGATCATGGATGAGTGGAACAAGGCGAATCCTGAGCCCGTCCGCATGGCGACGGGTGGCATCCTCCGAAAGCAAGTCTTTACGGCTGGCGAGTCGGGCCCAGAGGCTGTCATTCCGCTAGGGTCGAATCAGGCTATGAGTATGCTCCGCGATGCGATCGGTAGTGGCGGTGGTGGTGGCGCTACGTATAACCTCGTCGTGAATGCTGGGCTTGGGACGAATCCGGACGAGCTCGGCCGTGTCATCGTCGAGTCAATCAAAAAGTATGAGCGCAGGAACGGTCAGGTCTTTATGGGCCCGTCGATTCAGGCTACGTCGCTTGGGGTGTCGACGAGTGGTGGCGTGCAAACTCGGGCGCGGTCGATTAGGTAGTGGCCGTTCCGAGCGTCATCGTTGAGATTGGCTTCGACTTGTCGAGCCAGGGTGGCGCGTTTCTTTTGTTCGGGTCGGGAACGGCGACGACTACGCCAGAAGCGATCGCTGCGAATCCGCAGAGCATCTTTCAGGCCAGCTCGTCGAAGACGTACCCGTACGGATTTGGTGGGACGCTTTTTTATGATCTGACGAGCCGCGTGAAGTCTGTAACGATCACAAGGGGCCGGAGCAGAGAGCTCGACAAGTACCCTACCGGCGTCGCAAATATCACCTTCCATAATGAGGATCGCGCGCTCGATCCGTACTACACGGCCGGGCCCTATTACCCAAATATCAAGCCTCGGCGGGATGTGAAGATCTCAACGCTCGTGCCAGGCGGGTCGACAGCCGTGCAATTCACGGGCATCGTTGAGGACTGGTCGCTCGACTACCAGCCATCTGGCGAGAGCATCGCGGGCGCTGTCGCGGCCGACGGATTTATCACGTTCGGGGGTCAGCAGCTCGCAGCGCACACGGCAACGAGCGAGCTCTCCGGTAAACGCTTGAACACGGTGCTGAGCCGCGCAGAAGTTGACTGGCCGCTCGCGAAACGTAATATCGATGCGGGCGCTGCGACGCTAATGGCGGATGCCGTTGACGCGGGCACCGAGACACTCAACTATCTGCAGCTGATCGAAGCGTCAGAGCCGGGTCAACTTTTCATGTCGAAGGCTAACTATGTGACGTTCAAGAATCGGAACGCGGGCGCTGCGATCGGCACGGTCACGTTCTCCGATGTGGCTGGGACGGCGATCCCGTACACAGACATTGCCGTGAGTTACGGGACGGAGATGCTTTATAACCGTGTGAATGTGGCGCGGCTCGGAGGCGTGATTCAGACGGCTGTCAATCTGGCGAGTCAGAATGAGTATGGCATCACGTCGCTCGACTGGAATGGCCTCATCGTTGATACGGATGCGAACGCGGGCCTACTTGCTACGTACCTCGTCAATAAGTATGCCCAGCCGGATCTACGCTTCGAGGCGTTCTCGGTGAATCTTGCCGGTCTTGGCACGGCGCAGCAGACGATTGTGCTTGGCATTGAGATCGCCGATATTGTCGTCCTTGAGTTTCGGCCGAATAACGTGGGCACGCGGATCAGCAAGAATGTGTATATAACTGGGATTCGTCATGACATACGGCCGCAGCAGCATTCAGTGTCGTTTAGTGTTGCTTCGACTGATACGGCTGCTTTTGTCTTTGCAGGCGGCACGGTATCGGCTGGGACCGCGGTCGTGGCTGCGTATCCGTTCTCTATTTTTGACACGTCTAAACTCGGACTCTAAAGGGGTAGAATCTACTTATGCCTTACGTTGCACCAGGAACAGTCGCTGCCGGAGATGTTTATACAGCGGCGGCGCATAATATCCAAGTTGCTAATGTGATCGCGTTGTACTCGGCGGTGCAGCGCATCGGGTACCAGGAGCGCACGACTAGCTTGGCGTCTGCGACGACGTTTGCTGGTGCTGGCACGGCGTTTGGTACTGCGATCTCGTTTACGGCTGATGGGACGAGCTCGTACCGCGTACACTTTTTTGCTCCTGCTTCCGATATGTCATCTTTTCCAAATACGCTCTACGTTTCTTTAGATGTTTCTGGAACGGAAACTGGTTTTGTCACTCAATTTGGTGTTTCTTCGCGCAATGGTCAGCCGCTAATTTTTGAACGATTCCTAACGCCAACTGCTGGCGCAAAGACGATCAATTTCCGGTTTTGGGCAACGTCTGCGGCAGTCCTAACTTCTGGGACGGGCGTTGGTAGTGCATCACTTCCGATATTCATGGCCGTCTACGGGCCACCGTTGGCCTGATGAGTACGGCCGAGGTCGAGCGGCTCTATCGTGCGATGGAGTCGCTCCGTCTCGAGGTCGTCGAGTATCGGAAGGACTTGAATGGCAGGCTGCGTGCGCTTGAGGTTGGTGCTGCCGAGTCGCGCGGATCATCCGATCAGAAGACCTTGACGCGGAATGCTGCGCTGGCGTATATTGGTGGCATCGCAGCGTTGAGTGCTACGATCACAACTATCCTCGCACGAATGTAAGGGAGCCATTATGTCCACGATCAACCCGAAAGTTACGGCTGCTGTTCTTGCAGCTGCCATCACGACGCTTGCCGTATACGCGGCTAGTCTTGCTGGTATCGAGGTGCCGCTACTCGTCCAGGGTGCGCTGACGACGATTCTCGTCGCTGCTGCTGGCTACCTGCGCGCGGCATAGTCATGCAGCGCATTCTGCGCTTGACGAGTCCACTGATGCATGGAGCTGACGTCGTGCACGCTCAAGCCGTACTGACACGGTTTGGGACGCTTGCAAGCACGACGCGCGACGGCGTGTATGGGCCCGTGACGGCGAACGCAGCGAAGCGAGCGAAGTACCTGCTCGGCTACGCTGCGGGACGTGTAGACGGCTTGTATGGGCCTCAGTTGGCTGCGTATGCGAGTGGAGAGGCACAACCTACCATTGCGATGCGAGCACGCATCAAACAGCGCAAGCGAAAGCCCGTCCCAGTCGTGAGTGTTGGGGCGAGCGCGGCTGATCTGATGGTCGCGTGGTACGAGGCGCGCTGGCACGAGCAGCCGATAGGTTCTAACGTCGTCGAGCCGCTTAGTCTGCTGGCAAAGGATCTGCGCACTCCGCGCGATGTTTGGCTGATGCGGTACCCGTGGTGCAGCCTTGCCGTGTTCACGGCAGCGCTCAAGTTTGGCAGCACAGCGGCTAAGTCTGGTCTAGTCAGGCGGGAGTGGAACGCGCTGTATACGCCAGACGTCGAAGCGCAGGCTCGAGCAGGCACGCACGGGCTCCGCGCAATTGCGAAGCCTTCGATCGTGAAAGGCTCGATCCTACTCTTCGACTTCAGTGGTCATGGTGTGCAGCACGTCGGCTATGCGCTTGCAGCGCCTGGCAAGATCGTGTTTGCTGGTGGTCAGCGCTGGTCTGCGAGCTCCACTCAAGTCATTACCGTTGAGGGCAACACGAGCTATGAGGGCAAGTCGGGAAGCCAATCCGATGGTGGCTGTGTTGCGATTCGGTGCCGTAACCTTGCGGATGTTCGTACGGTCGCGTACGTGTCGTGATTTTCGTTCGTGGTGAGCGTCGCCTGATCATCGCTGATCGTCACGCAGTCTATGCGCAGGATGCCGAGCGCTACTTCGATGAGTGGTGGTCAGCTGTCGAGGCTGACGAGCTTGGCAGAGTTGACTATTCAGAGCCGCGCGTGCATTGGCTGAACGATTGGGGCTCGGTGTACGTGTCGGCGATGATTGAGCCGATCCGCTTCATGCAGCCGTACGTGGATCATGCGCAACTGTCGCCGGATAGCGTCGTGATCGATGCTGGCGCGTTCGTTGGCATTCCGGCGATGATGATGGCGCTGAAGGTCGGGAGGTTTGGCTGCGTTATTAGTCTCGAGCCGGATACGGCGTCGAACTGGTGCGCGCAACTCAACTTTGACGCGTTCGAGGCGGAGCACGGGTATGCGCCGCTTCTTTTGAAGGCTGCGCTGGGAGACCATACGGGCCTTGTGGCGTTCAACTCTGAAGGAGCGATGGGATCGGCTCGGGTAAGTGATCAGGAGCGCTCACAAGCGTCTATAGACGTCTCACAGGTCACGCTACGGAGCCTATGCGACTCGTACGAGCTCAAGCGTGTCGATTATGTCAAGCTCGACATCGAAGGAGCCGAAACGAGCGTCCTCGAGGATGCCGAATGGTTCCGCGAGTACCAGCCGCGCCTAACCGTCGCGTGCCACCATGATCGCGGCATCATGAACACGGAACGCGTAAAGCAGCAGCTCGCCGAGCTCGGGTATTCGTGGGAAGCGTCAACGGGTGGCTTCGTCGGTGACGTCGTGCTTCACGCTACGCCGGGCGCGCGATGAGTGGGCATACGAATGCGGCTCCGGCAAAGCGTCGAGCGCGCGCCGCCGAATCGTTCGGATCCGCTGCGGAATGCATCGGCAGTGTCGAGCCTGGCATGAGCCTATTTGCTGTCACGCGCGGGCAATTCTCAATGCTGGATATCGTGACCGTCCTCATCAAAGCGGCTGGGTATGGGTGTGCTGTGAGCGTGTGGACGTGGGCGCTCGCCGAGTACGAGGTCGCGTGCTTCGAAGCGTTCATGCAGTCCGAAGAGATCTCTTCAGCGGTGCTTGTCGTTGATCGTTCGGCCGAGCAGAAGAATGCGAGCGTGCTCGAGTCTTGGCGCGCACGCTTTGGCACTGATGCCGTGCGTGTCTGTAAGAATCACGCAAAGATTGCAACCGTCACGGGTGGCGATCTCCGGCTCCTCGCTCGCGGCTCGATGAATCTGAACTACAATCCACGCTTCGAGCAATTCGACATCACGGAAGGTGGCGAGGATTACGAGCTCGTCGCAAGGATCGAAGCGGGCCTGCCAGTATTACCGGCGAACTGCTCGAATACGGAAGCACGCGCAGCATCAAGCGTCAACGCAGGATTCGGACTCGAAGAGTTGACAATGTTCCGGGGGGTAAAGCCATGGAAAGCCTAACGCGCGCCGAGATTATCGTGGTCTTGACGGAGCAGAATCCGGGGAAAGCCGATCAGGTCCAGCAGTACGCCGATGCGTACGCCGAGTACGTCGAGGCATCCGCGAACATCGCAGCGAACGGCCTGGTCGTGCAGCATCCGCGAACGATGAATCCGATCGTGAATCCGTACGGAGCGATTCGTGATCGCGCATTGAAGAAGCTCCAATCGTTCCGCCGATTGGCTACGAATGGGCTATGGGACTAGAGGCGCGGTACCCTATTGGGTGATGAGCCTATCTGATGATATTCAAGCCGAGCAGCGCGTCCGCTCGGTGAAGCGTTGTCCAGTCTTCCGAGCTCGTGCCGAACTCTCCTCTGTCGACATTGCAGACCTCGAGATAGCGCTCGCTGATGAGACGATCACGAGCACAGCGATTGCGCGAGCATTGAATAAGCGTGGCATTGATGTAGCGCGCAACTCGAAAGCGATCGGGCTGCACCGACGGGGTGACTGTGCCTGCGCTCGGTGATGAGATCGCAGCGGACGAACGAATTCGCGACCTTGAGCAGACATGCGTACGACTCCAACGCCAGCTCGCATCGGCGAAGGCACGGACGAGTGATCTCGTGGCGGCTGTGGAGCGTGCCGCGCACGATGCGGCCGTCATCGTTGGCAGACCAGCACCAGTAGCAGCGCCGAAGCGCTCGAAAGCGTCGAAGCATGATGCCGAGGTATGCCTGGTGCATCTGACTGATTGGCAGCTCGGGAAGGTGTCGGAGACGTACTCGACCGATGTTTGTATCGAGCGCGTCCGCGAGGTCGTCGCTCGCGTCAGGCGCATTACGGAGGTACAGCGCGCCGACCATCCTGTCCGCGAGTGCGTCGTCATGCTCGGTGGCGATCACGTCGAGGGGCAGGGGATCTTTCCGGGTCAGGCGCACGAGACGGACTCGACTTCGTATGCGCAACTGTTTGCTGCGACTAATCTGATCACGGAGACGGTGCTGAGCTTGCTGGCAGACTTTGATCGCGTCAGCGTGTACGCGGTGCCTGGCAATCATGGCCGGATTGGTCGGAAGGGCGATGAGGCGCGCGAATCGAACCTCGATAACATCGCGTTCGGGTTTGCGCGGCAGCAGCTCTCTGACCAGTCGCGACTGACGTGGCACGAGCATGGCCACTGGTATCAGCACGTCATTATCGGCGAGTATCGAGCGCTGCTCGTGCATGGAGATCAAGTCAAATCGTTTGGCGGAACGCCAGCGTTCGCGATTGCGCGGAAGGCTACAGCGTGGAGCAGCGGAGCGCTCCCCGTCTCCTTCTCTGATGTCTTCATCGGGCATTATCACCAGAATCTTGTCGTTACGTTGCCGAACAGTGGTCAGGTCAGGATGACTCCGGCATTAGAGTCGGATTCGCAGTACGCGAGCGAGTTTATGGCGAGCCGTGGACGGCCAGGGCAGCGCTGCCTGTTTGTGCATCCTGAGCGTGGGATTGTGACGGGCGAGTATCTAATCTGGGTCGACTAAACGCAGAAGGGCCCGGCACCTGAAGTAGCGTGCCGGGCCCGACTCGCGTACGCTACGCGCGCGCTGCCTGCTTCCATGCGCGATTCATCGCTGTCGTCGCTTCGCTGATCTCGAGTGCGTGGCCACGCTTCTTCGCGTCAAGCCAAGTGGTGCGAGCCGTCGCGAAGCGCGCGTTCGCGGCCAGGCGATTAGCTCGTACTAGGTCGGCGGCCGGGTCACACTGGACCTCAGGCTGATCGTCCGCGGGGTAGGTGTCAAAGACGTTCAGGCACGTTTGCATCATTCCAACCCGCTCCGTGGCACCATCGGCAAGAGATCAGTGATGCCGTCCTGCGCGTCAAGATCGCGCTCGTCGATGCCTTCAAGCCGCAGCGCGTAAACGCGCTCCGCAAACCATTGAAGAACATCGTCGTGGGCACAGCGCTTGCGCGATGCGTACGCCCCATATGGTGTAGAGATATACGCCTCGCGCGCCTCGCGGTACGAATCAATGCGGCGTTGACGTATGGCGCTCATGACTTTGCCATTTCTGGTCATGCTGGTCTCCTTGGTGTTGGTCATGTTAGATCGATGCCCAGTAGGTGTCAGCAGCGATCTCGGCTGCCGTCATGAGCGATGTATCAGTAGCCTGATGCGTGATATGAAATCCGAATGCTCCAGCAAAGTCATCGATTGCGTCGACGTTTTTGGCTGGTGCTCGCCATACTTTGCGCGTTGCGTCCCATTCGCGGCCGGGAATTCGCTTGATTGCCTTGATGTACTTCTCATTGAATGGGAAGCTGATGGTGGCCCAAAAGCCTGCGATCTCGATGGTCTTCATGCTGATCTCCTTGGTGTTGGTAGCGGTTGCTTCCATGTCTTTATTATGAATGACCACGCACCCATTGTCAAGCGCAATGTGCAAGTGGTTGGTGCGGATCGGACGCTTTGAACGCAGCACTACCCACGCGGTTAGTGTTTGCTCGTCCGATCCGCTCGCCTAGTCTACCGGACTCTACGCGCAGGCACCGGACCAAGCCCGCGCCAATCGACGCGTCCAGTCCGCAAGTCAATCGAGCGCCGATGAATCACGATCGTCGTGAGGCCAGTGTCAGCCAGGCCGATCGCTTTGGCTACTCCGCAGTGCAAGTCGAGCTGGTAATAGTTATGGCCGCCACCAACGTCAGCGAAGACAACGCGGACGCTCTTATGTGTCGCAGGATTCGTGACAGTGGCGATGGTGCCGCCGGGGATGCCTCCCATCGCTGTACCCATCGAGCCGCCACGGAAGCCTAGCTCTGCGACTCCCCATTTGAGGTGGTGGAGATCAACGCCGCCGAAGAATCCGATGCCATTATCGTCCCAACTGGTGCAGCCGAAGATCGTGGTGCGGACGGTGTAGTGGTGTTGGCGTTCGGCGTGAGCGCCATATGGGAGCCATCGTGGAAGCGCGGACGCTGCGGATGGTAGTGCGAGTGCGAGAATGAGTGCGAGTAGTGTGAGCGTCGAGCGCATAAGCCTTCGGGGTAGGGAGCTGCGTACACATGGAACTCTCGTATTTTAGCGGTTTAGTTGGAGCTGTTGCGGTTCGGATACGAGTCGTAAACCTTCACGCAGATACGCCTCTTTGAATCTGCACCACTTTGTGCCGTCGACGCTATCGCAGCCGATTGCGTGCGCGTACATGATTCTACGGGCAGTATTGACGCGACCCATGTGCACAAGTTTTCCACGCTCCTTCGCTTCTCGAGCGAGCTCGGCGGCATCATTTGACAGCTTGTAGATCGTTGAGCCGCCGATGAATAAGCACGCCATCGCGTTCCAAGGTATCTCTGCGCTCGTCGCTCCATCCTGCGCTACAAATGCCGGTGGCAAGTCGTGCTTGACGATCTCTGGCAGCCAATCATGCCACAACGCGAGCGTGGCTTTATGATCGGCGACGACATCGGGAACTGTTACGAATAAGCAGCCAGGTACGCCACTGATCTTCGCGATCATCCTACGATATGCGGGAGCGTCGAGACCGTTATAGCAGTCATTGTCAGCTGCCCACGGAACGATCGCAGCAGACTTGGTGAGGCTTGACGTGTCGCGTGGTCCGAACAGTCGACCAAGGTTAGGGTGCGCGTACCGGATAAAGTCAGGATGCCCGGTGGCGACGAGCAGCAGCATCGCATGCGTATCCGATCAGAGTAGACCACAAGAAGCCGCCCATGATCTTCGCGGCAAACTGGCCGAGCATAATAGGGATTAGGAGAGGAAAGCCAAACGCGATTGCTGGGAACAGAAACGAGTCGGCGCCAGCTCCAGCGATGTTCGAGCCGTTCGAGCGGATCATCCACGGATGATCCTTCAGGCGATCATAAACGAGCCAGTCGACGAGGCCTGCGATCGTGAACGCGACGAGGCTGGCAATGGCGATTCGTTCCGTCGCAGGATTGAGAGCGTACGAGATTCCTCCAGCAGTGCCGATTAGTGCGAGCATCTTTGGTAGTCGATTAGACGACCAGACTTGATGCAGGTAGTCGCGTAGCGCGAGGTCTAGGCCGATCAGTGCGAACGCGTTTATGATGCTGACGCTTGGTCCGTACTCGGCGATGAGTAGATTAGCCGCGACGATTGCCGAGACGTAAACGATGATTGCTAGTGCTATTTTCACGATTCTCCCTCGAGGTGTCTGGTATAGGCTTTAGCGTCTGCGAGGCTCTTGAATGCGGCCATCGAGCATCCGAGCTGTTCGCCTGCGATCATCTCACGCTGACCATCGCGATACTGCACGAAAACGCTCCAGATGGTATCGCCTGAGCGTCGAGACGTTGACCTTCTGATTTCGTACTTCCCGGGCACGCTCCG